GCTCGACCGATGCAGTCGACCAGATCCTCGCGGGGATCCTCGGTCAGGACGCGGCGGTCGTCGCGACCTACGCACCCGAGGGAACCACCATCGGTCGGCGCACGTACATCCTCCAGGCGGAGGAGACCTCGCACGAGACGTCGTCCCCACTCAGCGACGTCGTGGCGACCAGCGCCGAGCTCCAGGCCACCGCCGGCGCGCATGCAGCGGTATCGCTTCACGCGCTTGGCGCGGAGACGGGCACGGGCAACGGGGCGTCGGTGGACAACGCGGCGTCGTCCGCGTTCGGGGCGGTGGCCGCGCTCCACGTCACGGCGAACACCCGTGACGCCGGCAGCATCGTCATCAAGGTTCAGCACTCGGTCGACGACTCGGTGTGGGTGGACCTCATCACCTTCACGTCGGTCGGGTTCGGGGCCGAGACGTCCGAGTACCTGTCCGTGGCGGGCACCGTGAACCGGTACCTCCGCGCGGCGCGCACTGTGACTGGTGGCTCGACGGGATCGTACACGTACGCCGTCAGTTGCGCACGGAAGAACATCTAAGGAGGTGAACTAGCGAATGCCCACGTTCAGGCACGGACGCGACACGGTCTTCAAGATCGACGACTCGGGTGGCACCCTGCGGGACCTGTCCAACCAGCTCCGCGAGGTGTCGTTCCCCCGAACGGTCGACCTGGCCGAGACCAGTGCGTACGGCACGTTCGACAAGACGTACGTGGTCGGGATGCGGGACGCCAAGATCACGGCGTCCGGTATGTTCTCGGCGGCGCTTGCGACGGAGATCGACGCGGTGCTGTCCGGCATCATCGGTCAGGCCGCTTCGGTGACCTTCGAGTACGGTCCCGAGGGCTCGACCACCGGTCGGGTTCGGTACACGGGCGAGGCGTACGTCACGTCGTACGAGATCTCGTCCCCACTGACCGACATGGTGTCGGTCTCCATCGAGCTCCAGGTCACCGGCAGCGTCACCCGCAACACCTGGCCGTAACCCATGGGAGAGTAGGAGGGAACGATGGACCTGAGGACGAAGATCTTCGAGGCCGATGACGGGAAGTCAGAGCTCGTCGAGGTCGAGGAGTGGGGCGTGAAGGTCGAGGTTCGGTCGATGACCGGGAAGCGACGCGCCTTCATGATGACGCGGTTCATGGGTGACGGAGGTCTCGACACCGAGCGCCTGTACCCCGAGCTGCTCATCGCGACGGTGTATGACCCGGAGACGGGCGACATGGTGTTCCGGCCCGAGGACGCGGACGCGCTCAACGAGCGCAACGCCGCGGCCCTCGAGCGGATCGCGCAGGTGGCGCTCCGGCTGTCGGGCATGACCGAGAAGGCGCAGGACGACCTGGGAAAAGACTCCTCACCCACCCCGAGCGACGGTTCTACTTCGAGCTAGCATCACACCTCCACATGACCGTCGGCGAACTCCTGGACCGGATGGACTCCCAGGAGCTCGCCGAGTGGGGGAAGGTGTTCGAGCTGCGGGCGTGGGAAGCCAAGTCCGGGCAGAACGCCAACGCGCTGTACACGCCATCCACGACGACGATGGGTGGTGGCCAGGAGTTCAACGCTGAGAGGTAGCACATGGCCGTAGTCGCAGATGTCGTAGCGCGGTTCACAGCGCAGACGACGCAGTTCACAGCTGCGATGAAGGGCATGCAGACGTCCGTTCGCCAGACGCAGGCGACGACGTCCGCCAGCACCGGCCAGATGAACGCGGCGTGGAAGCTCGCCGGCCTCGCGGTCGCCGGCTTCGCCGCCAAGTCCATCGATGAGTTCCTCAAGTTCGAGTCGTCACTGACGAAGATCGTCACACTCGTCGGGATCTCGCGCGGCGAGGTCGAGGAGATGGGGCAGTCTCTCCTCGAGATGACCTCACGCACCGCCACCGGCGCGAACGAGCTCGCCAGCGCGCTGTACTTCGTGACGTCCGCGGGCATCAAGGGGAACCAGGCGCTCCAGGTCACCGAGGCTTCGGCGAAGGCCGCGGCGCTCGGGCTGGGCGAGACCGAGGTCGTGGCTGACGCCGTGACCTCGGCGATGAACGCGTACGGATCGTCGAACCTGTCCGCCTCACACGCGGTCGACGTCCTCATCGGCACCGTGCGTGAGGGTAAGAGCGAAGCTGATGCCATCGCCAGTTCGCTCGGTCGCGCGATCGCGCCGGCCGAGACACTGGGCGTCAGCTTCGATGAGCTGGGCGGATTCATCGCCGCGCTGACCCGCGTGGGTCTGTCCGCGGATCAGGCGGTCACCGGGTTCGTCGCGACCACCAAGCTGCTCATCAAGCCAACCGCTGGCGCGGTCGACCTGCTCGACCAGATGGGCATCAGCATGGACGACCTGCGTAAGTCGGTCGACGAGCGCGGGCTGTTCGACACGCTCTTGAGCCTGCGCGACGCGCTGGGCGAGGACAAGGAAGCGATGGGCAAGCTGTTCCCGAACCAGCGCGCCCTCAACTCGTTCCTCATCCTCACGGGTAAGAACGCGAAGGCGAACGGCAAGGTCATGGAGAGCCTGGCGAACTCCATGGGTCTGCTCGAGGATGGGTACGACGAGTTCGCCCAGACGACCGAGGGCAAGGTCAAGCAGGCGATGGCCGACTTCTCGAACGTGATGATCGAGGTGGGTGCCGCGCTGGCGCCGCTCGTCGCGTTCCTCGCCGACCTTGTGTCGGCGCTTCGGCCCGTCCTCCCCGCCATCATGCTCGCCGTCGGTGGCCTCGTCGCGCTCAAGTTCGCGATGGCGCTCCAGGGTCCATTCCAGCTGTTCATCGGATTCCTCGGGCAGATGGTGATGGCGGCCAAGGTCGCCGGCGCCGAGATGCTCACGACGGGCAGCTCCATCAACGGACTGAAGGCTGGGCTCAACTCACTGAACCCCGGGATCCTCACCGCGGCCAAGTCACTGGGGAATCTCGCGCTGGTGGGTGGTGCCACCTACGCGCTCTTCAAGCTCATCGGCGGGATCATGGGCGACATGGACATGGACTTCCAGGCCATGTCCGAGTCGACCGGGATCGCGGCCGACCACCTCAAGGTGATGCGGGACCAGATCGACCTGTCGGGCATGGCCTTCGAGCGCGCGTCGCTCAGCGGCTTCTGGGCCAGCCTCGACGGGGTGTCCGACCAGATGGACACGCTGACGCAGAACATCGGTCCCGCCATCACGGAACTCAATCAGTTCGGTGGCAACGCCAGAGTCCAGGCCTCGCTCTTCAACTCGTACGGCGCCGAGCTGGACGGATCGGGCGAGTCCATCCAGGCCTTCTCGGACTACGTCACAACAGCGTCTAACGACATCGTGACCTGGACGAAGTCACTCCAGAAGGGATCCATCGACGTCGAGTGGTTCGCCGGCCTCGTGTCCCGATACGGCATCTCCCACAAGCAGGCGCTGCGCATGGCCGACAGAGCACTCGACCAGTACGGGAAGAAGGTCACAAAGACGGGCAAGGTCGTCAGGCAGTTCGCCGGCATGTCCGAGAATGAGTTCAAGGAGTGGAGCGCCCAGACTTCCGGAAGCATTCGTGATTCGATGTTCTCAGTGGGTGGCTTCCAGCGCAAGTGGCAGATGACGGCGAACACGTTGGCGACCACGATGCAGCAGATGCGTGAAAAGACCAACCAGTTCGCCAGCGACATCTCGAAGCTCCAGGCCGAGAAGTGGATCCCCGATGACTTCAAGAAGTGGCTCATCGACCAGGGTCCCGATGCGGTGCACGCCTTCGAGCAGGCCAACCGCAACGCCAAGGAGAAGATGGTTGGTGATTACGAGGCCATCGACGGCAAGCTCAAGAAGGTGGATGGCACCATCCAGAGCTTCGGGCAGAAGCTGCGAAACCTCGAGAACACGAACCACGTCATCGACATCACCGTGGCTTGGCACGAGTCGGGCCACGCACCGAACCCACGGCTTGACGGTCTGGTGCCAGGTCACACGGGCGGGAGCGTTTCCCGCACGCGGTTCCGCAAGTTCCACGGTGGTGGGCTGGCGTCGAACGAGATCCCGGCCATCCTCCAGGCCGGCGAGTTCGTCATGCGCAAGGAGGCCGTGCAGCGCCTGGGTGTGGGCTGGCTCAACACGCTGAACAAGACCGCGGGCAAGGACCAGTGGGGAACCATGAAGCAGTTCCTCCGGCACGCCAAGTCGGGCCTGGGTGGATACCAGGACGAGATGGTGGCGATGATGCGGAACAAGATCAAGGCCGCCGAGAAGTGGGGCGCGCAGCAGGACTTCACGAAGGCCGAGCAGAAGGCGTTCGACAAGAAGATGGAGGGCATGAACAAGCAGCTCGACTACTTCAAGCACTTCGCGTCGAACTGGACGCGCGCCTTCACCCGTGAGCTCTTCACGCCGGGCGAGAGCAAGAAGCAGCGAAGCCTCATCGCCCAGTACATCGCCGCCATCCGCCAGGAGACGACCAAGAAGGAGGCGATGGACGCCAAGCGGAAGCTGCTGTCCGCCGTGCACGCCTTCGAGTACGCCAACCACCCGTTCACGCGAGCCAGCCAGGGTCTCTCCTTCGTGATCCGTCCCGACCGCCGCCGGTTCAACCGCGACCTCGAGTACGATCACCTGACCCGGGGGTTCTGATGACCACCTGGTCCGTGAACATCTACCCGCTGAACAGCGGGGTGGCGGATGCCACCGGGATCCCGGTCATGGACTGGGGCTTCTCCTACGTGCTGAACGGGCCGGGCAGCTTCGAGGCGAACCTCCCGCTGCGGAACAACACGGTCACGCGCGCGCTGCTCGAGCCCGGGCAGAAGGAGCTGCGCGTGTACCGGGACGGGACGCTGGTGTGGGGCGGATACCTGTGGGGTGTTCGCGCCGAGATGCGTGACACAGTGTCCATCCGCGCCGAGGGCTACCTGTCCCGGCTGTCGCGACGGTACGTGATGAATGACCTCATCTACTCCGACGTGAACCAGCAGACGATCGCGTGGAACCTCATCAACCACACGCAGGGTCTGTCGGGCGGCGACCTCGGCATCACGCAGGGCGCGCACGTGGGGACGAACGTCGCGCGTGACGCGGACTACTGCGCGCTGAACCACCCGAACGTTCTTCAAGAGATCGAGGCGTTCACCGAGTTCTACAACGGCATCGACATCGAGATCACGCCGGCGCCCGACGCCTCGACGAACAAGGTCTTCAAGACGTACGGCGGCACCAGCCAGAAGGGCAGCAACCTGTCGGGCTCGGTGTCGTTTACCGATGACGACCTCATGGCGCTGTCCTACGAGATGAACGCGGACAACGTCATCTCCCGACTCATCACGACGGGGAACGGCGACTGTAATCCGCCCGAGGACGACCGCACGGACGCCACGGCGCTGACGAACTTCGGTCTGCTCCAGGAGTTCATGAGTGTGGACACGGGCAAGATCTCCGAGGTGCGGGATCACGGCACCGAGACGATCCGCAACTTCAAGCAGAAGCACTGGCTGCTCCAGGCCGAGTACC